CTTTGTAGCGCCAAAGACAGTCCAGAATACGATCTGGTCTGCCCGTGAGCGACTGGGAGCAAAAAGCAGCGCTCACGCATTGGTTATCGCGATTTCGCTCGAGCTTCTATCGCTTGATAGCGAGGGCCATGTCAGTGTTCCCGAGGAGTACAACCCTCTCTTCGATCCCGGCGGTCATCGCTTCGCTCGCAGGTCTGAGAAGCCTGACGCTATAGCCGCCTGAAAAGACAAACGCTCCGAGAGGCCGAGTCCCGGAGCGCTGTCTTGAGGGAGGAGAGGGTGCTGCAGGACAAATCGTAGGGACACATTCATCGCTGCTCGTTGGGTGATTTCACCTATCGACGGGGGATGTTCATCGATTCGATCATTCGCCTCGGTGCCAGACGGCGAACAGAGCCCATGCTTGATACAAGGCTCGCGCCTGATGTGTCCCAACTGCGAGAAAGTGAAGAACATCCTCTCCTACAAGCATTTCGAGCGACCGGCGAAGTATCAGGATCAGCTGAACGTCGTTTTGAAGTGCCGCTGCGGTCACGTCTTCAGTCCTGGGCTCACTGATGAGGAGCTCGGGACGTCAATGAAGGCTGTTGCCGCCAGGGAGACAGCTAATGTCTGATGTTCTTCAGGAAGCTTCGGAAAAACGACTCGCGGCAGATATCCAGGAGCGCGAAGAGAAGCAACTCAAGACGCTTCTGGCCCATTTCGAGACCGTGACAAGTAATCCCCGCAGCATGGGGTATCTCCGATTCCTACTCAAGCACTACGGATCTAAGCCGCACCCTTGGACAGAGTGCTACAAGGACAACTTCAAGCGTTTTGGCCCCAAAACGAAGGGGCTGTGCGGCGTCCTCAAGGACATCATTCGCCAGAACACCCACTGGCGTCACGGTCCTCCGAAGGGGCCGCATCCAGATCACCCTGACTCTGGCACTCCTGGCGTAGCGATCGGTGAAGCTGACAAGGGCGCCGCGAAGCCGCCGTGGGGTCCGTGGATGATCCCCTACGAGAAGGCGCACGGGAAGCTCAGCGCTGAGGATGTCGATGCAGTCGAGGAAGTTGAGCGAGTTCTACTCGACATCTCTGAAAACTGTGATCCATGCCGAGTGCTTCTCGGCCTTGATCCGGCGCCAGTGCCATCAGCTTCCTTCCTTGAGGAACACATGGAGATGGCGGCGTGAAGGGCAAGCACACGCCCACCAGAGCGATGCAGGCTGCTGCCAAGCGCGGACTTCAGATGATCAAGGATGGTCATGTTCAGGAGTCAGCCGTGCATCCACTGTCCATGAAGTCAGGGCGAAAGATTGCGGCGGGATCACAGATCTCAGACGATCACGTTCGCACGATGGCTGCGTACCACGCGGCTCCTCATGGAGTTGAGTTCGAAGGCCCGCGGCTGGAGGCTCCTGACGAGGATAAGCAGTGCGAAGACATGCTTTGGGGTGGTCCTGCCGGCGCAATGTGGTCTGCTTCGCGCGTAGCAGCGATGGACGCCACCACTCTCGCCGAGTGCGAATCGCCTGACATCGAGTCTCTGCTCAGCGCCGATGATGACTTCTCGATCGAGGTCTTTGCCCGCGGCAATCTTCTCGGACCCACTGAGCTCCAGAAGGATGAGGATGGTCTGATCTGGGCGCCGATCATTCGCTCTGGCACTTTGGCGATGCGTCCTGATCCGAAGGCGCCTGGTGGCAAGGCAGCGACTCCGTTGGTGTTCGTTGCCGGCCATGCCACCGACCCGAAGAAAGAAATCGGGCTCGCGGATCTCGTGGATGCGTTCAACGATCGAGCAGTTGAGCACGTCACGATCCCCAAGACGCACGGCAATCAGACGCTCGAGAACACCGGACAGATCGTCAAGATGAAGATCGCCGATTCGACGATCCGACCGGGCGAGAAGGTCATTCTCGCTGGCCACAAGTTCACTGAGCCCGATGTCGAAGAAAAGGTCGAGCGTGGCTCGGTTCTGTCTCGGTCTTGCGGGATCCTTCACAACTATACGAACCAGGAGACAGCCAAGACCTACCCGCACGTCATCGAGCACGTTGCTCTGACGAACAAGCCGTGGGTGACGGGGATGGAGCCCTACGGATCGGATCAGTTCTCCGATGAGCGCCAAGTGGTGCCAATGCTTCTCTCAGAGGATCTGGTCATCCCTTCTCTTGAAGAGGGTGAGGAACCCGAGAAGCCGACCCCGAAGCGCAAGCTCTTCTCCACGGAGGATCCGCGCGAGTCACTCGAGCGTGAGCTTTCACTTGCTGACATTCAGTGGGGCGATGAGCCGTCGCTGAATCAGATCGAGCGTCAGCTGTACGACCAGCTTCGCGAGATGGGGCAGGGTCCGATGGACGAAGGGAATATGTACTTCTCGGTCTATGACATCACGCCGACAAAGGCGCTAGTCAAGATCGACTATGGCGATCCGGATGGCGAGAACGATGCTTGGGTCATTCCCTTCAGTGTGGATGACCAAGGTGTTCTGCGCCTGTCTGACTTCGCGGAATGGAAGCCCGTTGAACAACAGTGGGTGACGGACGACGACGCCGAACAAGACAAGCAGGAGGTAGGTGAGTTGCTGCACAAGGACAATCTTTCTGCCGAGGCTGATCTGAGTCTCTCCGAAGAGACGCTCAACCTCGCAACGCTTACCGCGGCTGCTCGCAAGAAGCTTCCTGACTCGGCCTTTGTCTTCCCGAAGACGCGGGAATATCCGATTCATGATCTGAACCATGCCAGGAACGCCTTGGCTCGTGGAGCTCAGAACGAGACAGGACAACGCTTGGCGGCGATCAAGTCAGCCGTCTACAAGAAGTACCCGCAGCTGAGAAACAGCGACAGCAAGAACAGCAACGGGAACGGCGGCAAGGGCAAGTCGAATATGTCTCTGCCGGAGGATCCGCTTGAGCGGGCCTCACAAATGCGGCTCTCGCATGAGCCGGAAACCAACCAGCAAGGAGGATCCCAAATGGGAATCACGCCCGAACTGCTGGAGCGGCTCGACCTCGACGACAACGCACGTCAGGTGCTCCAGCGAGAGCTCGAGGAAAGTCAAGCGCGTGAGCGCGAGCTCGAGAAGTTCCGTGAGGAACAGCGGAGGAATGAAGTCAAGGAGCGCATCACGAAGCTCTCCGAGATGGGCTTCAAGGATTCACCCGGCTTCCTTCGGGAAGTCGAGCGCATCCTTCTCTCCGATGATGGTCAGGCGGCGATCCGCCTCGATCTCTCTGACGAGGGCCAGGGAAGCGCGGTGGTGCAGACGGCGACTCAGATCGTCGATCGGCTCATCGACAAGCTCCCCACGAAGGACGGCAAGCTCGATCTCTCCGAGAAGGGGAGCTTGCTGGAGAACCCGATCAGCAACCGTCCGGGCCTCGAACCGGAGAAGCTCGAGGAGGCGGCGAAGGCAGAAGGGAAGACTGGCGAGCAGCTGGCCCAGGAATGGGAGCAGGCTCTCGGCGGTCATCTCGAGCTCGAGCTCGCTCCTGTCGGCGGAAAGGAGACGAAGTAAGAGATGTCGCCGATCACTCAAACCCTCAGAACTCGTGAAGTTCCGCGCGATTCGTGCATCCGTGGGTTCACGGGTACGCGAAGCATCAAGTCGGTTGTGTTCGATGCGTCGACTCTGACGCCGACCACCCTGACCAACCCGCTCCAGTACACGAACATCTGGGGCTCGTTCCTGTCATCGGTTCAGGTTTACCGCGTTCCGATCGGGACGTTCCTGGGCGAGTCGCAGAGCGACACGACGAAGGTGGCTCCGTACACCGGATGGGGAACGAATCAGAATGACGTCCAGACGGTGACGATCTCTGGTTCCCCTACAGGCGGTACGTTCACTTTGACCTTCAATGGTCAGACCACTGCGAACATCCCCTACAACGCAACGTCGACTCAGGTCGCTGCTGCGGTCGGGGCGCTGTCGAATGTGGGAACGCCGAACGTCACTGCCTCTGGTGGTGCTCTTCCTGGTACTGGCGTCGTTGTGACCTTCCAAGGTCTTCTCGGCAACCAGGCTCAGAACGTGATGACGGCGAACTCCTCCGGGTTGACCGGCGGGTCATCGCCGACCGTGTCCGTCGCGCATACCACTCCAGGTACGTTCGCGCAACACATCCTGGGTGTGTTCGACGGGCCGGATCGCGACTTCTTTGGGAATGTCGTCGGGGATGACGAAGCCATCCCGATGTACTACCACGAGTGCTCCTTCGACATCTCGAAGTTGCAGAACTGGCTCTCCTACGGAGCCATCGCGAAAACGGCCCTACCGACCTGCGACTTCTACTAGGTCGGCCTGACAGAAAGGAAAGGAGACAGGAACATGGCCGACCACTCAAAAAGAGTCAGGAGTCGTTACCTCCCGAGCGGGAAGTACGACGCCTTCGGCAACCCGCGGCGGCGGATCGATGATCCGCGTCCCTCCTATGAGGAGTGGATTGCGACTCATCCCAAGATCGCTGGCGCTCAGGTCGCAGACCAGAACGTCTTCGACATCTATCAGCAGGCTGCGATCACCGATCTGGTGCGTCGTAACCTCGCGACGGTTCTCGAGCAGCTGCCGACGATTGGCCCGCAGATCGCTCCGCTGATTCCGTGTTACGACCGGACCATCAAGCGAGAGATCGCGGAGGTCGCGGCCTTCGGTATTGGTCAGTTCCGGTCTCCGGACGCCACACCGAGGATCTTCGTCCCGAAGATGGCGTTCACGCAGGAAGTCTCCGAGCTCCTGCTGCTCGACGAAATGACGCCGATCACAGAGGATCTGTGGCTGCGCATGACCTCGCGTGACGAGTCAATTCGCGCCCGCGCCGGCGTGGATCTGGTCACTCAGGGTCGCATCCTCCAGTTGCGTAACGAGCGCCTCACGGAGCTCATGCGCTGGACGATGCTCAAGGGCAAGCAGTTGGTCGTCAACTACGACGCGGGATCGGCAACGATTACGTGGCCGTATATGTCGAGTCACTCGATCACATCTGCGATTCCGTGGACGGATCGCGTGAACTCGACGCCGATCGACGACCTCCGCTCTGGCCAGCAGGTCATCGCGAACGACATCGGTGTGTATGCCTCGCGCATGCACTTGAACACGATCACGTTCTCGAACCTGCAGCGGTCCAACCAAGCGCGGGGCTACCTGACGCCTACCGATCGCAACGTCTACCTGCCGACTGCATCCGACATCCAGTCGCTGTTGTGGGGCGGTGGGACCGACGAGGTCGACAACAACGTGGCGCCGGCACCTACGCTGATCGTGACGGATGCTGGTTATCGCGATGAGACTCAGGGCTACAACCGTGGTCTCGGTGCGCTGACCAAGTACCTCCTGAACGGCGAGGTTCTGTTCACCACCGAGTATGTCCACGAGGGCGAGCGCATCGCTGACGTCGCGGACGGCATGGTGGCGCTCTCGGCGGCGTTCAATGAGCTCAAGTGGGTTCAGGGTCCGCAGTCGGAGATCATCGTCGATCACGGCGCCAAGAAGCACTTCTTCCGTCAGGCATCGGCTCGGTTCGCGCGGTTGCGCCGGCCCGAGGCGGTTGCCTACGGCAAGATGTTCTAGAAGTCAATTCAACAACTGTGAGCGAGGCCACATGCCGTATCTGTTGAAGTCTCATACGTCGGTCCCCAATATCAACAACGAGCACGTTGTTCACGAGGAAGGAACCGTGCTTTCGGACTGGGAAGTGTCGGATTTCGTCCGTGAGAAGATCAAGGAAGGATCTGACTGGTACCGAGAGCGATTTGAGCCACTGACAGAGTCGGAGGCGTATGCCTATCGAGTCAAGGCGACAGAGGCTCAGGGCG